CCAAAAACTCTGAACCTAGAGTAAAGGTAGAGGGACTCCCCTCGCTTTCAATGACAAATACGCTGCCGACTTTTAAGCCATTCATAGCAGCTAAGCTTGAAAATGTTGCGGTTGCTTTACCGTCTAAAATATCTACCTTTGTGGGAGTTAAACGCTTAGGCTGGCTATACTCGCCGCTGGCCACCTTGGTGAACGCTGGAGTCCCAGAAAAGTCACCATTCCACTCAAGGGCCGCTTGTCCATTGCGGAAGATAAAAACCTTATTAAAGGCTTGAATCATATCTGATTGTGGTGGAACAGTTTCCCCAGTTGGGTAGACAATATCAGTAGTGCCCCCAGTGGTAAGATTTTTTGCGACAACCTTTAAGTTGGAAGCAATCAAAATGTATTGGCTTGCGTTGTCAGCTGGGTCGCTAAATCCCGTGCTCGCATAAACCTCCGTAACTTGTCCTTGGTCAAGCACCATTTGATAGCCAACGACGGCTTGTGTCGTAACCCCTGCGATGTCAAAGGGTAAATCCTCTGGCAAAACTACGGCTGTCACGTAGGTTTCATTGGCTCCAGTCAGGGCGTAGGTTAATGTAACTGTATCCCCATTGTCCGTAGCACCAGTGAGCGTATGCAAGCCATTAGGGTCCGTTGTGGTAAACTGAACGCCCTCTACTGTAACCTCGTCACCAATCTGAAAGCTATGCCCTGGCTCTACGGCTGGGTCATCAAGGGTTAAAGAGACTACGTTGCTAGTTAAACTTGCGGACTCAATAGTTGTTGGAAGCAAAGAAGTTACGCCGTCATCAATCTCTACTGCTGATGGAAGCCGAAGTACATCTCCACCTACAGCAAAGGGGGCTTCGATAAGCTCTACACCTTTACGCACTTGAGCTTCACCGTTACGATCCAGGCGCACGTTGCGTGCATCAGCAAGCACACCAGCCTGCAGCTGGTCAGGGCGCAGGCGATTGTTAAACCCAATAAACCCACGATCGCCATCTTTGGAGATGCGGTCGTCTAAGGCACCATATGAATCATATTGAGGCATTAGCAGTTCCAGGCCCTCCGAGACCAGTAGTTAGCGGATAGCTTGTTAGTCTTGCCCTTGATGCCTCCGCTACGTGCGCAGTAGCTTTTCTTCCTGGCGGGTTGATTCTTTTTGATGCTCATATTTGCATCACCAAACCTGACGATCTTTTCCTTCCCGCCCTGGCAGGCTTTTACAACGAACTTCTTCCCGCCTTGGACTTCACGGCGAGGCACGTTGCACTTCATCTTTGATTTATCTGGCATTACTTTTTCTTAATTGATTTGACCCGACGGGGCTTACCCGCTGGTTGACCTAGTTTTTTCTTCTGGGCTATACGTGACTTTTTTTGACTGGATGAAATTTCGCTTGCAGTGACAGGTGTCTTTTTGCTTACACGCTTTGACGGCCTGCAGTATGGTGTCCCTCGCTTTTCGCCCTTGCGTCTTCCGCAGGGCTTCCCCGAGCGGACATCCACCCAGTTCTCCTTGAACCACCTCTTGAGAGAGGCTCCTGCCTTTGTCTTCCGAACTGACATTATTTGGCACGCTTTCGTTTACCCCAGTTAGCTGCCCCTACCTTGCGGCACTTAGCAATTGCTCCACTTGCATACGCAGATGGGAATACCTTGTAACGGGCTTTGACTTTCTTATAGCAGGCGTCCTTGGGCATTATCCTTTGTCCTTGCAGCCGCAACCTTTTCGTTCTCCGCAGGAACCTTTGCCTGCCTTTGCTGGTTTTCGAGTATACATAGTATTATTTGATTTGAGATGAACCAAAGTAGAATCCTACGATGGCTAAGGCAGTCTGCCTAATTTCTGGTAAAATGACGAATCCCTGCACGGTGTCCCATTGCACGCCCTTGAATAGCCCTAGAAAGCCGTTTGTCTCTCTACCTATACTTACCCCTACGTCTGTCCACGCAAAGACGAATGGGGCTATTACAATGGCAAAGACGGTGGATACCACCAGGAACCTACGGACCAATACACCAGCATTACGCTTTGCGGCTGCATCAGCTGACGCATCTGCACCCTGTTGCTTGCCCAGCATACGCTCAAACTGACGGGCCTGGTTCTCCATCTGTGCGCCAACTAGTTTCATTACGAAACCGCTTACGCCCCCTCCGAGCATTGCTATTAGTTCTGGTGTCATATTATTTGTTCCTCAGCTCCTTGATTACTTTGACGGCCGAAGCAGTCATATAGATAAAGGTCGCAAGACCTACTACAAATCCTAGTATCTCGTTTACGGGTGCCAGTTCAATGGTAGCTATAAAGCCTCCAGTTCCTATTGTTGATTTGTAGATAATGTCTTCCATTGTCCTATGGGGCTACGGGAAACTCTACTTCGCCGTTCTCGTCAATGTCATCGGTAAGGTCACGCAAGTCTTGGCGATAAGCCGCCCAAGCAGCAAGCTTGTCCTCAGGGATAGTAGTGTCATTAAGTTGAGTCCAGTCGGATCCAGACAACAAACGGTTACGCTCTGGACGTAATAATTCTTTTACAGCCTCAGGCTGTTCTTTCCATAGCTTTGCCTTGCGTGTAAGCAAGTCTCCTTCGATAAGAAAGAGAGGCTCGTTTGAAGCTTCGACTTGCCCTGCCTGTTCGTTGGTAAGCTCTACTGCTTCCATACCTTCGGGAGTAAATTTAAACTCTTTATCCGATGTGCGAATGACTCGTCCTTTTGGGTTGATTAATGCATATTTCATAGATTGTTTATCCAGTTAAATTTTTGGTTAAGTTGCTCTGATAGCTGGCGACCTAATGTCTCGTGCCAGTCTTTCACTAAAGGTTTAATTTCCTGACGGATGCAGTGGTCTCCATAGGGAAAACCAACATCATACTCCTGAGTATATTGCTCTACGTTAGAAGTATTGTGGATGAATGGTTCTTCGCCCAGATACTCCCAGACTTTGTTCATTGTGTCTTGAGGGTTCTCTGTTAAGTCCTCAGCGTGAACGAACATAAGCTTATCGCCAAAGCGTTCCTTGGCTTCGTGCAAGCGTTCGATAGCGATTCCAATAGGAGGGCTTTGTAGCCAGCCACCCACACGTTTATCAATAGTCGTCCAGTTCTGCGGATTCTGTTGCTCAATACCGTTGAACACTTCTGGATGCTGTCTGCGCTTCTTCTCCATACTGGACAAAATGCCTCTGATGTCACGAACAGGAACAAGAACCTTAGCGTCTTCCCAGACCTTGAAGAGCTGGTCTAAGTGACCAAGCCAAGAGCGGCACTTGTCTACCACTACGGGTCTGTCGGTAATGCTGTTGAAGGCATTTTCACAGCCAGCCCTAACGTAGTCCAGATACATAGGCTCAAGGACATTCTTCATATCCACTGCTTTAGCCTCTTCGGTCTGAAAGACCTGTCGAGCTATGTAGCCTATTTCGTGCAAGGCACTAGTAGGCGTAGCGTGAACCTTTGGGTTCTGTGCAAGTAGATTACAGAGCAGCGTTGAGCAAGCTCGTGGAAGACCAGATACGAAGTGTAGTTGTTTACTCATATAGGTCTGCAATCATTACAAGTCTGCGACGACTGTCAAACCTCCATATGTAGCTCCGTAGCCTGTAGCTCCTACTGGAACGTGAATGTCAGTAGCTAAAATACCGCTAAATACACCAAAACCTAAAGTTGGAGCGGTGGTAGCCAGACAGTTGACTGTAGCTAGACTTGTGCAGTAATAAAAACTACCACTACCAATCGAAGTAACACCATCTGGAACAGTTATACTGGTAAGACTGGAACAGGATGCAAAAGAATAATTCCCAATCGATGTTACACCATCACCAATAGTTACACTGGTAAGACTTGGGCAATCACTGAAAGCACGAGTGTTAATCGAAGTAACGCTATCTGGAATCGTAATGCTGTTTAGGCCTGAGAGCTGAAATGCACTATACTCAATCGATGTTACACCATCACCAATAGTTGCACTGGTAAGACTTGAGCAACTCCTGAAAGCATAAACCCCAATCGAAGTAACGCTATCTGGAATCGTAATGCTGGTAAGACCAAGGCAACCCTCGAACGTAGATTGGCTAATCGATGTTACACTTTCAGAAATTTTAACACTAGCAAGGTTGCTGGAATAGGCGAATGCACGAATACCAATCGAAGTCACGCTATCGGGGATGGTAATGCTGGTAAGCCCCGTGCTGTCAAATGCATAAGGTCCAATCGATGTTACACTATCTGTAAGCGTAATGCTTGTTAGGTTCCCAGTGTAAAGGAATGCATAATTACCAAGAGAGGTCACATTGCTTCCAAGGTAAACAGAAGTGACATTGGAGTTGTAATAATAACCTTCTGAGGTTGTGATGCTCGTAAGGTTACGTGTCTGCTCTGTGCCAGATTGAAAGTCCGTTGTGAAAGGGTAGTTAGCTGCTCCGATAGCGTTACGAATGCCAGAGGCATTCGATGCTTGCATCATTGAGTCAACCGAAGAAGATACTGTAATGTCTGCCATTTTTTTTAGGGTCTAATGTATTTTGAAGTAGAGTCAGGGCGTAAGTATAAAAATCCACCAGTTGGCCTAATATAGTAAAACTTTTGAGGCGGAGGCGTAACGCTAGTGGTGCGCTTGCCATTCAGTGAACTCTTTAAGCTTAAAAACATTTTAGTATTTGTGAGCTACGACTACGCCTGACGTAATAGTAAAAGCACTGAACTGACCGTATAAAACAGTGCCAGCTGCAAGAGTAATCGACTGCAGATTAGCAATGCCGTCTACGTTACTAGCGGTTAAGGAAGAAAAAACGGTGTCATTGATTATTTGCAATGCTCCGTAGCGTTGACCTGAAGTAGATCCTCCGCTAGTAAAAGCTTCTGATCCGACTGAGGAAAATTCTAAAGTATTATTTCTGGATGAACTCATAGTGGTATTATAGCATAACTGCTATCTGGATTGACGGTTGACGTAAGTTGAAAACTTTTTATTGATTGTATTGTTGTTGGACCGAAGGTCTATTTTTTCTAGCTCCAGGGCCAGGTAGGTCCCTGCAACGGCTTCTTCCTGCATAGCCTTGTTATGCTGACCATCCATCCTTAGGAAGTCTGCATACGCAGCGTGCGCTAAAAAGAAAAAGAACTCCTGCGGTATGTCTTCCGATGACTCGGTAAACGAAGGTAGCTCTTTCTGGTAGTTTACAAAAACCTTGCCTGAGTCGTTAGCAATGAGGTTCAATACGTGAGCACCATTGGAGTCCACGTAGAACTCGTACTCCAGGGCGGAGTTCCTGTTGAAAGGCTGCTGGCGGTAAATACGCTGGAAGTCCGAAATGTTATTCAGGGATGCTTCGGCGTAAGGGACCAATCCTTCTGCACTAACTGTGCGTTCTTCACCTATTACAGCGTAGCGTGGCCAGCTCGGGCTGGCACGATATGCCTCAAATGCCCTGCGGTTTACAAACTGCTCAATGCTTACCTTTTCTTCAGCGGTAAAAGAACCTACGCCAGATAGGGCAACTATGAGTTTGTATAGATCGCTGTAGGTTTTATCTTGCATTAGTTGGCATTAGTTAGCGTTAAAGCTTGTTAGGTGTAAGGTCTGAGAAATTCTTTTGGAAATAAGTCAGGAACTCTTTGGAGTGCACTGTCTCTTGTCCGTATTTTTTTATGAGTCGAAAGTACTCACGGTGCGGAATAGTTGCTACGCAACGGCCCAGCACTGGGTGCACCTTTCCTTTTTCTTGCGAGGCTTCTTTACGAGCCTGGTTTACACGAGTAGCTTCTGTGCGCTTCTCCAGTTGAAAACCATTTTTAATTTCGTCCATGAAAGCCTGATTGACTTCATCGTCGGAGTACTTGGGAACTTTTGTAATTATAGACATATCTTTGAGTTTACGGCAAAAAGGGGAGCCAGACAATAAAAATCTGGCTCCCCGAAATGTCAGCAAAGATTACTGAGTAATCTTACCGTGCGCTTGAGGGTGGTATACACCAAGCGTAAGTGTGCAATCGCAGAATCCACGTTCGCCTCCACCTTCGTTAGGCAGACGAGTTGAACCCATAGGGATCAGTTCGTGCACGCCGTAGTACTCAGGGTTGATGAGGTAGCCATCGTTGTAGTCAGTACCGCCAGCAATAGTTGCAGGAGCAGTGTCTGGGTTCATGTTGACGATGGACACGATACCGTGGTCGCTTTGGTAAAGCTCGACAGAGAGTTTAATCTCAGCCTTGTTACCGTCGTAGTTGACAGCACGGATGCTTTCGGTTGCGCCAGCAGATACACGAGCGAAGTCAGCAATTGTGCGACGAAGACCAGTGTCAGCAACAAGCATAAGGTTGTTGGAGCTACCAGTTTCACGATAGATCGAAGAGATCAAGTCGTTAAGATCTTCTTCACCGAATGCACCAGAAGTGCTGATGTCGTAGATCGAAGACGCAGGAGTGCGGAATCCAGCAGGAACGTCAGCAGGACCAGCAGAGTCGATCCAGTCACCAAGACCACGAAGGCCATAAGGTGTACCAGCACCGTCTTCTACGCTGCGGTCTTGTGTACCGATCAGTGTAGCTTCGATGTCACGCTTGAGTTCACGGATAGCTTTAGCTTCAGCTTGTGCAACCTTAGCTGGGCCTACGCTGTCAACAGCTTCTTGAAGGTCAGAGACCTTGAAGTTACGGCGGAACTTTTGGACGTAGTTACCAAGACGAGCACGACCAGCGAACTGATCAGTGAATGTAGCAACGTCTTCGCCTTCGGCTACACCAGCAGTGCTAGGAGCAGAAAGAGCGTCTACGGTCCATTCAGTGAATGTAGCACTGGACTTCTTCTTAGAAGCAGATGAAAGGACAGGAGTTTCCTCGGGAGCCAAGATGGTAAGTACATCTGTGAGGTCTTCACGATTAGAAACAGCGGAACCAGGATTAGTGGTGTCGAATGTATTTGAGAATGCCATTGTATTTTATATTTGAATTAATTTATCTATTTTGTAGTTGAAGAGTTCTGAGAGTAATGAAGTCATCTTTTTCTCCTGATTGCTTAAACTGAGTACTCAAGTTCTTGATTGATTTATTAGTGCGGCTCACTTGCTTTTCAGAGCTTGCGGCATTTGGAGTAGAAGTATTAGAAGGGTTAAGTCTTACCTTAGACTTTGCGCTTTGTACTTCTTTCCGACCGTAGATGCTGTTAGCAGCGTGCGCCAGTAGGTATGGCATCTGAGCCTTTACGTCAGCAGGAAGGTTGTCCATCAATGTATCAACCCTGGGGTCGCTCATAATGGCTTCGTATTCCCGCCGTGTATCGTTGTCCTCGCCAGTCATCCAGGGTAACTCAGCTTCTGCTTGAGCACGTAAGTGCTCCTGCATTTGTTTGCTTTGTTCAACCTTTTGGATTTCTTCTAGGCGAGCAGGTAGGAACTTGTCCCTGGCCTTGCGTGCCTGCAATAAAGCATTGCGGACATCGGCCTTGGTCATTTCCCTGCCTTCTACTTCTGTGACTACATCATCAGCTTCATATCCGTCTGCGTTGAACATAATGTCCTCAGCCCATTCAATGACGTTACTTGCATCTGTTGCTTTAGCCTGTAGGTCCTCTAGGGTATCTACGCCAGCAAACGGATTGTTTTTAACTTCCTGTTTGGGTTGCAGTGGATTGCTTTGATCAGCAGAAAGCTTCGCCTCAATTTCTTTTAGCTTTTCTTCTGCTGCCTTGCGTTTAGCTGTGAGTTCTCCGAAGCGGGCTACTGCACGGCTGCCTAGCTTGTCAGCTAGTTCCCGCAGTTCCTCTTCGGACATTTCGTCTAAATCAATCTGAGAAAGAACTTGCTCGTCTGATTCGGATTCAGGTGCTTCGCCTTCAGTACTCTCGTCTGATTCCTCTGTACCTTCTTCTTCTTCAGAAGCAATTTCGTTGGCCTCCTCTTCCTCAACCTCAGCAGTCTCTTCCTCCTGTGGTTCAGGGGCTGGTTGCCCTAAGCGTTGAATCGCAAAATCCTCCGCTGTTATATTTGTCTTTTCCGCTGTAGAGTTTTCGGGTTCAGCGTCTCCCGTTGTGACTTCGTTGTTCATATAATTCCACTCCTCAACGCCGAGCGATAGCTATGTTTTGCATTATAGCACACAAAATGCGTGCTAGGAAATTACTCCGAAGGGGAATGCTTGCCCCAGGTGGACATAGTTAGGATCTGATCGTAACTAAGTATGCGTCCTGAAAGTTGTTGGATCTTGTCTGTCGAAGCTTCATACATCTCTGCAATGCACTCTTCACGCATTTGCCTTATGAAATCAATAAAGCGCTTGAACGAATCGTGCCGCTTGAGGTGCTCGATGTCTTCTTCTATCTGAGGTTTTTCCATATTAGTATTGAGGCATTGATTGAGTCTGTACTTCGCCCATCTGTGCAGGGGTAGTACCTATGCGGCCAATCTCAGCATTCTGCATTTGCTGCATCTGGAACTGATACTGACCTGCGTACTTCTGAAGGCGTTCAGCAAAGGCCTCGTCCTCTTGTAATTTCTGCTGAATGTCAGGCTGTTGTCCGTACTGCTGCAGGACCTGCATAGCAATCTGACCTCCGCTTGCACGGGCTGGCATTTCGATGCCAGCGTATATTTTAGTTAGGTCGTCGGTGACGTCCTTGACTACTTGCTGCTGTGCGTTTTCTACAGGAGAAAGCACAGAGTCCGCCAGGATAGGATCAACCGATCCCGCTAGAACAGCAATCAACTTGTCAACGTCGATACGCCCGTTGCGGTCCAGCTGGATAAGCTGAGTCATCTGAGCCAGCTTGACTTCCTGGGACTTGGGGTCAGTGTTCAAGACATCGTAGTTAATTGTAATGTCGAAGTTCTCGTCGGGATTACCTCGGTTCATAATCTGAGGATCAGGAATGCCAGTTACACGGAAGAACACTTCGTCTGGTCCGAAGCGCTGGAAGCAACGGTAAGCCATCCGCATAACCTCTGCGTTGTGCTGCAGGAACTTGTCCACCAGGAACTGCTTGCGTATACTAGATATCTGAGAGTTCTCGTCGAGTCCTACCAGGCGGTCAGCCTGCGTAGACTGATTCACTTCCATTTCTATCGACCCTTGGTTGAAGGCAGGGGTCGGAGCAAAGTCGAGATCACCTTTGCGGCGATACGGGATCATACGTCCTGGTCCCCAGTCGCTAGGTGCCTGACCTACGGGATGAAGAATCGGAGGTAGAGTCGCTAGGCTGTTCCTGTCGATACGGGAGTCACGCTCTACTTTTACCTGGTTCTGTATTCCACGTAGAAGATCTGGGACCGTTGTTGTATCGTATAGACGCTTGCTGTCTTCAGACAGCTTAGTGACTACAACTGGGTAGTCCTCGTAGCCGTTGAGCAGTTCACGCTTGGCGTAGGCGGGCGCCTCGTTGTTGTCTCCGCTGTACTCCTTGTGGAATACAGTGCAGTAGATCCCTTCGGATCCGTCTTCAGGGTCGACCAGCCGTTGGTACGCATACACGATTTCTATTAGTTCATTCGCTTCGTAAGCGTTATCGGTTAGGCTAGTACTACGGCGGCCTTCCTGTTCTCTTTCAATGCTATCAATGTTTACCCCTCGGTAGTGCTCAATAATGTAGTCAACAAAGTCTGCGTCCCAGCCTGATGTCGCTACCTTGTTTTCCAGTTCTTGAGCTGTATAGTAAGTTCTCCAGAAGCAATAAGGTGCTCGCTGCGGGTCGGTTACATACGGAGGAAAAAAGAAGTCCCCGTCTGGGGCTAGGGTCTTGATCTCTGGTGCATTGACCTGCCTGCGAACAACAGGCAGCTCGGCTTCGCCTGAATCCCTGAGTTCCTTCAGTGCTTTCTTTGCACGCTTTTCTGTGACCCCTTCAAAAATGTTTTGCAGGATAAAGACTAATTCGTCGTCGTTTTCTCCTGACTGCACTGCCCCAAAGATATTTGGGTCCAGCTCTGCAATCTGCTCTAGAGTAAGCTTCTGCAGGAATTGTCGGTCCTCCATGTGCCAGCCGACGTATGTAATCAGTAGGCCTCGCTCCAACAGGTAGTTAGCACCTAGCTCCATTTCACGCTTATAGCGTGGAATATATCCGCTGGTAGTCATCCACTTAAGAAAGGATGAAACTATTTCTGCACGAGCAATGTCGCTGGATTCCACAGGGTATGCCCGAATGTTGGAACGATTCAACGAAGACATAAACAAAGACACCAGTCGTGTAATACGCTCGTCAATGACGTGGCTCTCCGTGTCGGACGCTCCCTCCCAGGGGAATGCATCGGCCCCGTGCTTGCGGTGATCACGGCTCTTGCCTGGCCACCAGTTCCTGCGGTCGTCGTAACTCGTGCGGCATAAATCAAAGT